TATGTCCCTTCGTAGTTGTGGTTTTTATCTCTAAAGTGCTCCATCAGATACCAACGCTCTAGACCTGCGGCGGTAGCAGCCTCGCCCATGCGGTCTTCGCTTCTCTTTCCAGAGCGCGAAGCTCCATGATTGTGCTTTTTAGACACTATCCCTCCTAGTTAAAAATGGCGGCGCCCTATTCTTGCCGGCCGGGGCGCCATCGGCTTCATACAAACCTTACTTGCTAGCCGTTAACTCGTCAAAGGCTCGGTCCACATCATTTTTGCCACTGCTGTATTTTGTGGTTTCCTTCGAGCGTGACTCGGCGCTTCCATCGCCGGCTAATTGCTCATCAAGAATCGCGTTGATTTGCTCTGGGGTATGACGCTCGAATAGAGCATCAATATCAGGCATACTATCAAGGAGGGCAGGGATAGCTTCCGTGTCTTCCAAGAGCGAGGAAGTATTTCTACGCATCTTTAAGTTGGTTTGTGGGTATGCACCAGGCGTCGTGGGCTTGGTGTATGTGAGGGCGATATCGGTGCCCTCTAGGGTGTCGGTGATATCACCGTAATCTGGGTCTAGAATATAGGCCAGGAGATTTTCATAGGCGCGCTTACCGTACCCATAAATCTTAATTCCTTCGTCTTCGCGACCTCTCACCACGACCGGCGAGAAGAAACGTGCCCGAACGAATAGTGACTTAGCGAGCTTCTTGCTCTCTTCGTCGTTGCTGGCTACCCCTTCCTTCCATAAAGAGGAGGCGAATTCACAAATCGGACATGAATCCCCGAAATTGCGCTTTGGACAGACGATCCCGCCGCGATGATCTCCAACGTTATAGTGGAAATACATCTCCTTTAGAGGATCGCCATCTGGTGCTGGGACGATACGAATATCTTGGTCGCCTTCATCGGGCCTAAACCAAGCTGATTGTTCCCTACCATCTAGTTCACCACGTAAAGTAGCGAGCTTCTTTTTCATTAGTTCCATATTGATTGACATTAGTTTTTCTCCTTGTGTTGTTGTTAAAGTATATCAAGCTTTCCTTGATATCTAATGTATCACCCTTGTCCTAGCTTGTCAAGAGTATTTTGTTGTTGTATCGTGTTTGTGTGGGCCACGACGTACCCAAAATCATCGTGAGGGGTTTCATAGATCGCATAAGAGATCTTACGAAACGCATTTGAAGGCTTCTTCTTTAGCATGTCTACAATCTTTCTGTGCAATGTGCCTTCTCCGGAAAGTCTTTCTTCATTTATACATAAATAATAACACAGTTCTCGCTCAACGTCAAGCTCAAAAAACCATTTTTCTTCTAAATTTTTAGTATTTAATGCCCCGATGCTGCGAATGCGGTTTATTTCTGCTGGTTTCGCCACTTGACCAATTTCAGGGTCAGAATGAGTGAAATAATTTAAATAATGAACTGCTGAAAAAATAGAGCTATTAAGTGTATCGTGGTAGCCCTTGATAGGCACACTTCCTAACGAGTTCTCGATTTGCAGGTTTGAGAATACGGTTAGTGAATTAAAGAGGCCCGAACGCGCATATTCCTGCAATACCCCAAACGTGACATTTTCAATTAGCCGGCGCTCTCCTGTAACAAGCTCAATATCAGGCTTAATATAAAAAACATCAATTTTCTTATTTTTTATTTGTTCTAGAATTCCAAGAGAGTAATTTGAGCTATAAGAGGTGCCCATGATAAAGACCTGTATATACTCATGAAGCCCTTTAAAAAACTTTTTTAGGTCTGGAACATTTTTTTCATATTCCTCTGGGTTTTTAAAAGACTTCAGCTTATACTTTTTCTTGGAGTTCCTTGCAACCTTATCGTTCAACTGATAAACATCATATTGAGGAACTGCTGCAAATTTTTCGGCGATGGCTGATGGGCCAGTGCCAATTCCAATAACTGATATCATAGCGAGAAATTCTCCAGGTCGTAGTAGTTCTTTCCGGCTTTTAAGTTTACCATAAATGTTCCAAGCTTGTTGGTGGCAAATGTATCCTTGATTTCAGCCAGCAATTCACGATCTTCGTCGTCAAAGTCAATTACAACCTCATCATGCACAATGTGTGATATAAATGACTTTTTTCCTTCCAACATGTGATCAATTGCAACTGCACGATCAATCACAAGGTCGGCGGTTGTGCTCTGTATCAAGTAATTGAACGCTCGCCAGTCATCAACCTTAATGTGCCTCCCAAACATAGTATTAATATAGTCACCATCGTAGTACTTGTCAAGCACTTTTTTACGATCATAGTAATTTGTGTCAATACTGTCGGAGTCAGGGTTATATAGCCATGCAAAAAACAGAGTCTTTGCTTCTTCGCGTGGCATCTTAGACTCCTCAAATACATTACAAATATTCCATTCGTGAATATCGCCAGTGGGCTGCTTTTGACCGGAAAGAGCCAGCAATGTGCGAACTTCCGCGCCATTGTAGTCGAATGACAAAAACCAGTCATTGCGCGGCTTTATAAGGCGTCTAAGCTCTCTTTTCATCGTTAGTATGGGGAAGGACTGGGGGTGCGTAGAAAGGCGCCCTGTGACCGTTCCGAAGAGGTTATAGTTAATGTGTTTCTGGCCATTTAGTATTTTTTGCGAGGCGTGCCTCAGACCACTGCTGACAAACAAACTGCGGCATTCTGAATTGTCCAAAAGAAGGTCCTGATACTTTATTTTATAGAGAAGCTTTGCGGCTGAACACACATGCTCATAGTTTTCCGGTTTTTCATAGTTTTCAAAAACGTACTCTGTGATTTGATTTTTGATCTCGCAGAATGCAAGCAGCGCATCGTGCGGAACAAGATCAAAAAAACAATGATCTCGAAGGTCAATTTTTGCAATTTCAAACGATTTCTTATATGCGCGCATTTTTCTGGATATATTCTCCCATGCCTCGCTAAGATGCTCAGGGCACACTTCATCTAAGGATCGCCCGCGGGCATATATCCATGCATACTCTAAGTTCTTGTCAAGAAACGATCCGCCGGGTCGCCAGGTTCTTGTTAGGTTTTCTGGCATTTTGTCTTGATCAAAAATTAAATTACCGCCAACATATACACCAATACATTGTGACTTATCATCGATAGGTTGAAACAACACCTTGCAACTCTTCCTTTTGGAATTCTTCTTCCGCTTTTAATATATCACCTTTCCTTCGCGATGTCAAGGAGCCACTGTAGCTATATGGTGTTGCAATAATTCTCTCGAATGCAAACATGGCGTCTGCGACACCAGAGACTCTGTAAAGATCCATAGTGTCCTCTATAAGTCTGTTGGTTTCTGAGTCGGTAAATTTTGGCCGCTCTTCAAAGATTCTAATTTGTAAATATAGCTTAAAAAAGTAAGATTCGTTATGTAAATCTGCAAGGCTCTCTGTTGTATACTCCTGCGGATATATGACGGTGGTTTTGGGAGGGGTATTTCTACAGTGTTCGATTTCAGTATAGCCATATGATTTTAACGCATTATAAGCTGATAATAATGCTGTTTTAAAGCCATTATAGTACTCTACGTAGGCCGGCTTATATACATTCAGTAATATATCTTCCGTGGATTCGTATCCATATACTGCCGCATATTTCAACATCTCAGTTGACGAAAGATCTGCAACAATACGCCACGGAATCTGGCCATCGACTAAAAAACCATAACTTTTACACGCATTAAGATAAAATCGCCAGTTTCTACTGTTAATAAATTCATCTACTTTCCTTTGATCGTTCGCGCAGTCTATATCAGCGATCTCTATGGCAAGACCAGTTGTAGATATCGGACACATCTTATTCTTTATATATGCTGGATATGTATATGGAGCAATGGGGGTAAATGTTTTTAAAATTTTCATAAAGAGCAATATAAATTCATCAAAATTTTTAAACTTTATATTCTTATTTGTAAGCTGCCCCTTTATGTTATCCATCGTTCTGTTCGAATATTCTTCGTAGAGCAATTTTGGGTTTTTATATGCTTTAAAAACTTTTGGCGCGGTAAGATACTTGTCGTTCGAGCGTATTTTGTTAGCTAGCAGGCTCTTCTGAAATTGAATTGTCAGATCATTAAACGCGTCCACAACGAATGCCGGGGCAACAAAGGAAGTTGAACTTCCTCCCTCCGCCATGGAAAAATATTTATTTTCCACTTCGCTCAGATTTAAAGCTATTGGGAGATATCGGCGATCAACTCGACCATATAAAAACTTCTCTGCAAGAAAATGTACTACATTCTCTGCTGCGGCCTCTGTTGCCCTAAATTGATATATAAGTCTATCATAAAAAAGCTCCATGGCGCCGGCTGAATTATTGCTCGAAAAATTTGACATAAATTATTATTTCCTTTTAACTGCTGGTATTACATTTTGCGGGCTTGCGTGGGCCTGGACTACCATTATGGCCTCCGGAGGACTTTCTTGTTGCTATCTCGGCAACCCATTTCGCTGTTATCTCTGTTTCGCATTGTCCGGGCGCGAATTTATTTTCAGCCCGAGTTACCATATAATAACCACCTATGCCATATCTCGACAGAGATTTGTTGTCTATGACTCTTTTGGTGCCTGTGGTGGTTGCAACGATTACTTCGTCCTTCAGGAACTCGGCGCTTTGCGGTGCGAAGCCACGTGGATCAACATATATATATGTCCCTGGTACGATATTGGGGACTCCATAACATGTAATATTGGCGTCGTATACTTCTCTTAGTTGCATTAGGCCATCGTATCCCTCTTGTTCAAATCGAACCTCTTTAAGACCGGGGGCCTCTGTTTTGCTTAATTGAATGTTTTTAACTATTCCGTTTGGTTTACCAAGAACAAAATGAAATACTCCCGCTGCAGTGTCTTGGCCTTCGTCACCATTCATTAAAACTTGCGGCTGGACGCGGCCGGCATAAAAAACCATATAGTTATACGTATCAGCAGGAACTCTTGTATTTATTGGGGAATTTCTTTCGCCCATAACACGAAGAATCGGAGTCGAAACATGGCCAGACGTTACTGGGCTATCCATTAATTTCTTCATGTCTAATCTGATGCCTTTTGCATTACCAATTTTTGAGTCGCGGTCCCTATATGACGTTACTGTAGATTGGAACACCCGCACCCTTTGCTTGATATTTAAGTCAAAGCACTTATTTTCATTCAAGAAGTTTCTAACAAGGTTATTTAGCAAATCTTTTAAAAATATTGGCAAGCTGTACACTGTATTTTCTCTCTTGAGGGTTTTGTCTGTCAACCAATCCTGAAAATAAGACATTGATATTGGAAGATCTCCCAAGTTCGCATCAAAAAATTCAAGCTCTTTCTTAGAGTTTCTTAACTCTATAGGGCCAAGAAGAATTCTTAATTGTTTAAAGTTCTTATAAATTCTTTCTATGCGCGTTTTTTCAGATGCTATAGTGGTGTCGCTTAGGCCCGAGTCGTTTAAGCTGTTTGGTATTTTTTTAAGGGAATCATCAATTCCCTGTAGAACGACATCAATCAGGCCAAGCAATATATTGATTTCCTTTTAGGTCAGATACAATGGCATCTGAGAAATTTGGGGTTTCGCCGGCGCGAGTTTGATTTTGTTCTATGCCCGCCTCGACGCGGGCGGTGAGGTTGTCCTGAACTTGGGCACCGAGGGACTGGTTGACGGGGGGACTGTTGGGGGTAAAAATATCAAAGTTCCAGTATGGGCCATCGGCATTAAAGGCTCTTAACTCAGTTGTGGGTATTTGTTTGAAATAAACCATTTTATATTTTAGCAAGTTGGCAACAATTGTTTGTAACTGTTTTCTTTTATCGTTATATATTTCGTCTTTCATTTCTTTTTTTAATTCATCGATCCGTGTTTCTGCATCTCCTTTGGAACAATCGCGGTGTATTTCATAAAATTTATTTTTTTGCACGATTTGTTTTACTGCCAAGTCTTCATCAGAAAAAATATTAAAACTTGTTTCATCAAAAAAATGATCAACATAGGCCAAATAATTAATATGAAATACCACTTGTCCCATCTCATTGATATCGAACTCATGAATTGTTGGAGTTAGGTTTATTGTTACAAAAGAATTGTTGATGGCGTCTCTAAGTCTCCGATTCTCGGTATCAGTAGCAATAGGGCCGCCAGGCGGCAACGACCATCCAATGACAGCCTTAAGTCTAAAATTAAGATCTTGGAGGCCAGGAATCTTAAGCGCTCCCCTATCTGAAAGCTTGTCTTTATAGCCGGAACCGGTCTTTAAAGCCAGATCGGCATATCTATAGCCGCCTCTGTCAACAAGCAAATCATCAAAGGAAGCGGCAAAAAGAGATAACTTTGCTTTAATGCTCTTTTTTACCGCAAACGGGTCGGACCCTTCATATGAGAAATCAAAACTTTTAATGCCTACACCAAAGCCTCTTTTTTTTGTATTGCCAAGTATTGCGTCAAATTTATCATTAAATGCATTATCAAAATTTATCTCAATCTCGTCTTCGTCGCTCTTATCTTCTGTTGAAACTTTATAAAGCTTTATCATTGGCTGCAACTGGGATAAATATTTATTTTCAATATTAAAAAATCTTGCAAACGAAGGATCTGCCACCAACTGATTCATAAAGCCCCACGGAGATCTGTGGACCATTAGACACGCATTTGATGTGACGTTCTGCTTATTAATATTCTGTCCGGACGAGGCATTTACAAGCTCCATTGACGTCGTCAAATAGGGCAATCTTTTTGATCTTATTCCTTCATTATCTAACTTGTGTCTATAATCGATGAACTGCTTTATGTTTGACAGCAGGAGACATTGCTCTTTAAATGTTCTCTTTGTGGGCTCTTGGGCACCTGCCATGGCCGCGCCTAGGCCCTCCGCCTGGGCGGTTTTTAGCTCCTTAAGATTTTGTTGTAATTGCTTGAGCTTTTTTTCGTCTTCCTTGGACCACTCTCCATCCGGGCACATTGAGATCTTGTCGACACCGAGGAGGTAATCCTTGCCCCGGAGTTCGTCGGCCTTGTAGCCAAGGATGGCTTGATCTCCACCCGTCCATTGCCGAGTATCCGGGTTATATGTGGCGCCGGATCTCTTTAACACCTTACAGGCGCTTCTTTCCATATTCAGGGCGGTGATGTCTTTTTGAGCCAACTGCTGGTCCTTCAGCATCAAGGCCTGATACTTTTCGTTATATTCAACTAATTTTTGCGCATGGGGCTTGGCCGCTTCTAATGTTTCATACAAGTGCGATATAGAATAATACCATTGCCAGTATATCTCATCGCGAGACGTCCCGTCGTCGTCGTTTCCGATCATCCCTAGCTGTTCGGCGGTAGCTAGCGCGCGCTCTGCTCCAGACTTCACCGACCACAGTTCATCAATCTTTTCGCGTGTGGTCTCGTTGCCGCTGCCCTGGAGACTTGTGGCAGAACCGAATGTTTTCTTTAGGCTTGTTTCCGTCGTTACATCAAGAGTTTCCGGCAGCGAGGAAAGAAGTACATTCGAATGTATATGCAGTTCATCGAGGTTGGCCAAGAAAGTTGCTGTCGCCTCGTTCGGGGGCCAGCCGCCGGTGGACCATGCCCTTTCGAGGTAATATTTCATATTTGAATGTGCATCTGAATACGCCATCACTACGGGCCAGGCCGCTTCTCCTTCCAGCACCCCGGTGCCTCCTTCGTTCTTCTCATAGTAGGGGGCTTCCACCGGTATCGAATCGGCTACGGCGCCTTCTACGTTGAAAGTGGCGCCCGAGCCATAACTCCCCTCGCCGAGCCTGCCATGCAGAATTAGGTATGAGAGGGGACTCTGAAGGTGTTCCGAATCGTAAAGAATGGCCTCGCAGACGGTACCCGTCTTGTATGGCGACTGCTTCTCAC